TCATTTGGATTGACTTATTTTATGAATTTCTTTTACAATTAATTTGACCAAATCAATGCATTTTGATGCGTATTCTTTTTTAATTTTATTCTCTGTAAGTTCTGTCTGTGTTAAATCATGGTCTCCACAATGGACTATCAAATGTCTTCTTTGGGTATATTCTTCAATTGAGCTGAGTAGAATGTCTACACTTCTATCAGCGCTATTTGCGATTTGCTTGAAAACTTGGGTAAATCCAGCAAGCTTCATGAATTTATCAATTGATTTTTGTCCTTGAAAAGATCGTTTTTCAAAATCTTGATCAAATTTTGCAACAACCTTCTCGTAGAAATTATTTTCAAGCACAACTTGGTGCAGTTCATCTTTAGAAAACAGTTCTTCTTTAATATAGATTTTTAGGTCTCTGGATAGGTTTCTTTCCAGAAGGCTCTTTTTTATTTTTACAATTAAAAAAGTTTTGATATATGCATCTAGTGCTGAAATACCCAGAACAATAACAGCACGATAGGAATCCTCAAGTTTATCTTCTGATATTGATAGCGTATCTTCGGTCGAGGTAAGATTAATACTTAATAAATTCTCTGCCCTTTTAATACCACTATTAAATATTCGAAAAGCTTGCTCGGATTTTTCGTTTTCTTGATTTACATCTATAGGGGCTTCTTTGGATGGAACACTTTTGCCCACAGTGCTTTCATTTACCTCACTCATCTAGTCATCCTCATTTCAAACCCCATATAATGTATATTTATGCTAAGGTAGGACGGAATCCAGCAATGTCAATGCTGAGGTGTGATCTAGGTTTTTGCCCAATTATAAGTTTTTATTGTCTTATCATTGGTAAAGCAGCAAACCACGCCTTTATTCCGAGGGCTTTTTTTATCCCCTGAAGATCTCCAGGTGAATAGCAATCACGGTATGCTTGGGGTCCTGGACAACCATCTCTGCAGTGATATCCTCTGGCAGGAATGCCCATCTGTTCTCATCTGAATCCAGGAAGCTTTGATTGGCTTTGAGCATCTGTCATTTGAAGAGCTAGTGAGCAAGTATGATGCTCCTGGAAACTTCTTCTTTTGCGATCCACTCTACTTTCATGTTCATGACTATGATCTCAAGTTCGATCACCTCATGCTATATGATGTTCTGTCTGAGATGGAGGGGAAATGGCTACTCACCTATGATGACTGCCAGGAGGCCAGGGATCTGTTCCAGGGATATTGGATGAAGTCAGTTGTACGTCAGGGGATCGAGCGAAAGCATGGCGACATGGAATTTAAAGAGGTTTTAATTGCCAATTATGAGCCGTTTAAACAGGGTTTAAATACGTCACTATGGGATGATGACTAGAATAGCCAGATGCTCGTCGATACTCTCCCTAGTGTATGTCAGCTCTACCTTTGTTATATGTCTCTTACTTGGCTTGATGTTCATGCCCCCCCCCAAGAAATTGGAAGAGCGAATCTTGACCCTTGTTTAGTGATTCTAACTTTTCTTCAATTATTGTAAACTGCATTTGTTCAATTCTTGTGGTGTTCGTCTTCGTGGATTGTTCCAATTGTTTTTTAGAAAAATGGATTGAAAAAAACATCGATCCGATTGAGATCAGAATCGCAAGAGTGGCAAAACATGTTGCCAATGTCGATGACCTCCTAGCAGCTGTAAGCTCTGTATATTCCAAAAGATTAAAATAACCCTGGTGTTTAAGATAATACTCTCCCGTATCAGGTAATTTATGCGATGGATCATTTAAGTCTGGGCGTTGCTTATCAATGAATAAATCGGCAAAGAATTGTCGTACTGAAAACTCATCATATTTATAACCAAGACTTGTTAAGTGTTTTAATAAATCAGAATATTTGACTGATTTACCCACATTGTCGCGACCATAAGCCAGAATACTAATATATAAATCAATTCGTCTCATAATTTGCCCCTTAGTATTATTATAGGGGGTCAGATTAAATGGACAGATTGATAATTTGGGCTTGCACCCGTAAGTGATTGTTTATCCGAGACGTGCGCACTGCTTTCGCGTTTAGGCGTTTTGCAGTTTAAATGGGCAAACATGTTAAATGATGATGGTTTCGTGCAGGTAAAATGGACTATCATGATACAAATCATGTATCAAACATGGATTTAAAGCCGGTTTATATAGCTGCTAAATTATTCTGTACTATCAGATTTAGGTTTATTCCACCAATGATACTTATAGTTCCCGACATGGAGCTCCTTCCTCATATGACGAAGTACACTATCTGCTGTAGATGCAATAGCTATCTCAAACACAATCGGAGTCTTGGAGGGTTTGGGTTTTGGCTCTCGTAGTGTAACCAGTCTTAGGTAGTCATTTAAATGGTTATTCAATTTTGGACTTGAAAGGAGTAAAGGTTCTGACAATGCGTTTACCACACGCTCCCTTTCTCGATAAAACTCATCGGGTGTACTCAAGTCCCTCACATTAAAATTTAAATACAAGCCAGATGTCACTCCAGCGTAAGCCTTCACCCTGGCTTCAAATAACATTTTCTTGCTCATTATCGCATTGTCAAAAAAGGATATTATTACTGCCCCTAATATTCCTCCAAAGCCTAATAGTGATAGTGCTTCCAAAATACTTAATTCCATGAATACATACCTCTTCAATTGGTTTGAGTATAGTATTGTGAGGGCTGGTACCTTTCACAATCGAACATTATGTACAGATCCAAGTATAAATCAATCAACTCCACCCTAAAAACCCAATCAGGTGGCGATACCTATTAAGCTCCTTCTATACCCGGAAGAGGATCGCTGCTATTGCGTCGGCTACAGCGTTCTGAATCCTGTTCCAGAATCTCATCAATTTTTTTTACCTCATCCTTGAGAGATTGATTTTCATCCCTGAGCGATTCCATCTCCTTATCCATCAGATGTACTGGCCCCTCTCCTGACAATAGCCAATTCATTGAAACTTCCCTGGATTCACAGTAAGTAAAAAGTTTTTCATAAGGGATCGTGTTTCTCGTTTTCCAATTGTTCAGCTGGGTTTTAGTTGATCCAAGCAATTCGCAAACCTGAGCATCGAACCTAAAGTCCTCAAGCTCCTTAAGGCGTTCAAGTATATCTAAAAAAGTATTCATCCTGTGGACTTAATTGTTTGATAGTCCACGCTCTGTGGATATATTAACTGCATATGAAGCCTGAAAATTTTAATCGTCTTCACCCCGTATCAAGAAATTCATTCAAAAACCTAAGCTATTGGGAGGTTGTTAGTGCCATCAAAAATTGAATCACCGCTCATCACCGGTGATACTGAATACGACCGTGAGCAAATGAAGATCCTGCTCATCAGGAATGGGGTCACGGCCACGGAGATCGCCCGAGGAATGGGTATCAAATCACAATCGGTTTCCCAGGTAGTCAATCGACGAGCCAACAGTCGCAGGGTACTCAGGGAACTGGAAAATTTACCAGTACAGGTATAGGAGAGCATCATGCCAACCAAGTGTCCACTGAAAATCAAGAACCTCAAGAACCCGTCAATCGCGGAATTAAGCCTTCTGTCACTGATGGTAGCACAACAGTTGGAAGGCATGTCAGTATCAGACGCCCTCTTTGTTATTGACGATGTTAAACAGGCTATCACATCATACAACATAGTTGAATTCACCCCTGGTTTGAAATCGGGTATTAAAGAGTACGGTGATCTGATTCAAAATGCTACTCGCGGTCGTCTTTAGGCTATGATTCAAAAGAATCCTCCTCTGGATAAGCAAGCTCCCGGTTTAGCTGCCACGCGACCGGGACTTGCACCTCCAATTTACCAGCCTCGCAAGGGCATGACCATTAAAAAAACCAACCAAATTTTGAAGGACTAGTTATGGACGCTGTTCAAAAAGCTGTTTACCAGACGGTTCACCAGGGCAAGCTTGGTATTCCAGACCTCGCGGATACCCAGGGATTAACCGAAAACTCAATCTATAAGATGGCCCTGGAAGACTCGCACCTGGTCAAGGCTATCAAGCGGGTTATCTCACTCATGATGTTACAGGGAAGAGATGATATTCTGACTGTCATGAATCAGAGAGTGGGTCGTTTATCAATCAAGATCCCACGAGTACCAAAGAACAAGAAGGAAGAAAGTCAGGTCCTTGCTGACTATCAGCAATTAGCCAATGATACGGTGGGAGCTATGCTTCAACACTTTGCGAATCCCAGTCAAGAGACCATGGATCTTTGTGTCTCCAGGCTCACAGAAATCACTCAGATGAGTATTGGCATACAGAAGCGGATTCAGAATGGTAATCAGCTCAATGTGTTTGAGGAAAAATCATGACTAAAACCGGCAATAATTCCCCCGGTCGGGAAAAAGTAGATACGCAAGTTGTTGATATTGTTGAATCGGGGAATTCCCCCGTCGGGAAAAACCTTCAATTCGACTCAGCGTTGGAACTGATTGGAGCAATCAAGCACCAACAACGGCTAAATCTTTTTAGCCAGGCGACCCTTGTAATCGAATTATCAAAGGTCCAAGCAGCCTATAAGGGTCACGGAAATTTGCAGCTCATCACAGAAGCTGATTCCTTCAAAGCATTTGTCGAACATGCTGGCATTAACTACAAAACAATAATGAATAAGATATCAGATCTGAAAGCCGTTGGTCCACAACTCCTTCAGATGTTTGAGCAGCTCGGTGTACCGGTGACTCTCCAGCGACAGATTAAAGCCCTACCAGTAAATCTCCGGAAACAATTAGATGATGCGCTTGCGGGTTCACCTGAGCAGAGTGCAAACAAGGTGGCGGAGGTATTCAAGGAATTGACAGCCCATATAGTGACCATCCAGGACAAGCTGGATGAATCCAGCACCAAGACAAAAGTTGAGGTCATCGATGAGTGCGACAGGTGGAAGAGTCAATTTTATCTAGCTGAGGACCGGATGATCCACATGAATGAGAAAAATGAGAAAAACAAAGCGAAAATCAAGAAACTCCTCGCCTCACAACAACCCGATGAAAAAGCACTGGGACTACGAAAAATCAATGATCAAATGGAAGTCTTTTTCAAGACGCTTTCAGGGGCAGATTTGTCCGGCGATGACCTCGCAATCCTTACCGAAAAACACAAATTTCAAAAACTTATCGATCAGGCAGTTGAGCTAGGAATCAATTAAGGAGTATGGAACTATGACAACATCACTTAAAACCTTGCTAAACGAATTGAAGACCACCCAACAAAAGATCCTATATACACTCTACTACGGTCGTCATGAAAACGGCAGATTTAACCTAGCTCCCTACAATCAGCAGGGTGGGTGGATTTCAGGTGGGTGGCTTCCCATGTACGCTATGCGTGGACCTTTACTTGGTGGTGATAGTGCAGATCGACGCTTGAGAGAATTACGTGAAGCGGGATGGCCAATCATTGACAAGGAACACAAGTTTGTTGTCGGTGGTGTTAAGCGAAATATGCACATCTACGCCCTTGGTGTAGATCCTGGAACCTTGGATTGGGACTGGACAAAAATCCTGGATGAGTGGCCGAATTACCTACCTCCTTTTGACCTCATTAATGATGAATTAGAAGTAGATGAATCTGAAGTAACTCCTGAACCACAATTTGATCCTGCTGAGGCAATAACTGATGATATCGCTGAGATGTTCCATGCCGATGAACTCCCGACTATCGATCATGTACGTGGGATCCTCGATCGCCATCTTCCCCAGATGGAAGTGAGGTGAATGATGGGTCGCATCTCAGATGAAAAGATGATCAGAAATGATGCACACACCTCTGTAGATTACTTGAAGTCCCAACTCCAGCACAGACCGGATCAGGCTTATCTGTCCAGGTTAAAAGCCTATTGTCTGGATCAGGGATTCCCATCCAAAGCCAGGGTCGTCCAAACACGGATTAACCAACTGGAAAGAGCAGCAAATAAATCTCAGAAAGTGAAGGTGTCATGATGGGTATGGACATGGCCAAAATGCAGGATATGGAGAATGAGCAAAACCAGAGGAGCATCAAGATGAACACCTTCACAAATGTAAAGCCAAATACTCTACCTGATCCTATCAGATCCAGAGTCGTCAGTTTCGTCACAATCAACTTCTCAGAAGAGGACATCCTCAGACGTGTTCCAGATAGCGTGGCTGAGGCTTTTCTAGGGGACTACTTGTCTGCGACAGAGCAGGAAATATCCCGAGTGGCTGGACCACAATCAGACACCGTAATATTGAGGAATAAAGTTTCATGATTTCAAGCGCAGATCTCGATGGACGGCAACGCATGGTTGCAGCTGAACGTGCTGACATTTTGAGCCAATACCAGAGCTTAATAAAAGGTGGTTTTTCAGCTAAGGATGCTCAAGGGAGAGTCGGTGTCTCCAGGCAAACACTTGCGAGGTGGACCAAGGATTTTGAGAAGTTCGGGATCGCAGGGCTAGCCGACAGAACTGCCAATCGTCGTGGTGGTAAAAAGATCCTGCCTCAAGACCACAAGATGTTCCTCTATAAATCCACTCTCAATCAACACAAACCCAAGATTATGACCATCTACCGTGAGGAGTACCAGGAGTTCTGTATGTCTCTGGGAGATCAGCCTGTCAGTTATGCCACTTTTCGCAGGGAATATGAGTCCATTCCAGAGAGCACCAAGATCCTGTATCGAGAGGGGGAGGCGGCCTTTAAAAACACAAATCCTCACCACAGTCGGGACTGGGGATTGATCAAACCCATGGACGCTGCAGTGAGTGACCACGTGATGCTGAACATACAGGTTTTGAAGAATGGAAAACCTGTACGACCCTGGGTCACCTGGTGGATGGATGGAAACAGTCGAAAGGCTCTTGGTTGGGTTGTTTCAACAAATCCTAACCAGGACACAATTTCTCTATCCCTATTACGAGTGGTCAACAAGTATGGCACCCCTGAAAAAGCCTACATGGACAATGGCAAAGACTATACAGCTATCTCCCTGCATGGTGCAAATACCGAAGGAAAAAGAGCCAGTAAAAAAGAGCAGATGCTGGATGAGATCATGATCAGGGGAATCTTCACATCACTCCATATCGAGCCCGTGTTTGCAATTCCTTATAATGCAAAAGCAAAGCATATCGAACCTGCTCACAACTTCATCCACAATCGCTGCAGAACGATCGAATACGGCTATATCGGAGCGGATATCAAGGACAGGCCAGAGTACATGAGCTCACAGATCAAAACCCAGGGTCAGGCTAAGAAACTTGATCTATCTCGCTTGATGGATTGGAATGAGGTGGACGGCTTCGTTAATGAGGTCTTTGAGAGCTACAATAAACATGAACATACTGGTTTGAATCATCAGCTTCAGAAAACAAAAATGACCTCCAATATTGTTTTCGATATGGGTTTCAATTATGAGCTGTTGGAGACCTTTCATAAGATGGTGGATAAGAGAGATCTCGCTATGCTCATGATGCGGGTTGCAGGCAAGACCTACAAGGTTCGTGGCAACGGTGTTACCTACCGCAAAAACCTCTATTTCCATGATCTTCTCCTGGTTAAAAAGATGGAAGGCCAGCGGGTCATCATTCGCTTTGATCCAGCCGATGTAAACGAGCGCAATGAACTCAATATTATTTACATCTATGACTCGAAGGATCTCTTCTTATGCGGTGCTCCCATACTGGGTAAAAACCACCCCTTTGAAGCCACATCGGAGGAATTCGCAACCGTGGGTCGTAGAAAGAAAATTAGACGTGAGGGTGCTAGAGAGGACTACCGGAACGCAACCAGGCTGGTCGCAGATGTACCCCTATCAGAAATGTCATTTGATAATCAATCACAAGGAGTGAACTAATGCCTAGAACTGTCCGCGAGTTATTCAATGAATACATGGAGCATTCGGACAAATCACAAGCTGAAGTGGCCCGATCAGTGGGTACTTCGGCTGCCACATTAAGTCTGTGGATCAATGAGAAATATTCAGGCGATGTTGAGAAGCTTGAACTCCGAATGCAGAGCTTCCTATCCCGTGAATTCACGCGCCAAACCTACCGGGTGGATGAAACCTTTGTTGAAACTTCTCAAGCCAGAGCCATCACTGATGTATTGAACTACTGCCACACTCACCAGGATATGGGCGCTGTCTACGGTGTACCTGGGCTTGGTAAATCCGTGAGTGCAGTTGAATACTTAAAAAATCATCCCGATGTGATCCTGCTGACTGCCTTCAAGGGGTTCACCAGGACGGCTATCATTGTGAGTATTGCTCAGCACCTCGGGATGGCCACACATCTAACTGGATATCGACAGTTCCAGTTGATTGCAAAAGTTATGCAGGGCAGTGATCGAATGTTGATCCTCGATGAGGCTCAATTCCTATCAAGCGATAGTCTGGAAATTGTGCGCTCACTCCATGACCAATCTGGGATTGGAACCGTCTATTTCGGACAACCCAGGATGCAGAGAATGATGGCTGGTAAGGAAGCTGAATTCTTTGCCCAGATATCTAGTCGTCTCGGAGTGGTGCAGACTCTAACGCCCCCAAAATTTGAGGATATTGAACTGATCGCCAGGAGTTACAAGGTGATCGATAAGAAGATCCACAACTACCTCTGGGGTATCGTCAACCTGGATCCCTGGGGTGGCAGCTATAGAAAGATGTCAAAGCTACTGAAGTTGGCTATTAGAACTGCCTCGGTAGAGAAACAAGAAATCACAATCCCATTTTTAAAGGACGTGGGCCGTTACATGGTCTACACAAATTAGGAGATAGTATGGCTCAGAAAAATTCTAATGGTGACTGGTTGGATCCTCAAGGGAAAGCCATTCCACCAAAATACCTGAAGGCTCTGGACAAAAGACGTGATGCAACTGTAGAGCGATGCGTCAAAAAGGCTCTGAGACTCAAAAAAATGATGCTCAAGGTGAAGGAAGATCTATTCCAGGAGCTGGAGAAACATGAAGCCCATTTAGCAGAGAAGTATAATGTAGAATCTGCAGGTGGTGGGAACATGACACTCACGAACTTTAGTGGTGATCTGCAGGTGACTCGATCAGTCCAGCAGAGCAAGCAGTTCAACGAGCTCTTAGGTACCGCAAAGGAGCTGATTGATCAATGCCTGGTGAAGTGGTCAGAGGGATCCAATGAGAAGATCAGAGCCGTCGTTGAGCAGGCCTTCTCAGTGAACGTCAAGGGCAAGGTGAATCACCAGTCTATCCTCGATCTCCGTAAGCTGAATTTCAGGGATAAGAAATGGAACGAGGCCATGGAGATTCTAAACGAGGCCTATGTAACTGTCAACTCTGCCACCTACATCCGGGTCATGGAGCGCGATGATCATGGCAAATTCAAAAACATCAACCTGAATTTCTCGAATCTCTAGTGCAGAACAGACCCCCTAGATGGAATCGCTTGAACCGGGAGTGTCACGCTCTCGCCACTCAACTCGACATGGATCACGATCTGCTGAGTGATATCGCGTGTCCCGAGTACGGTGTGGATTCCTGGTCCAAGCTGGGGGTACCTGAACTCATTATAGTTCGAGATCGACTAAGAGAAGAAGTCACGGAGCTTTTCCGTTTATCGGATAAGCAAGAAGGGGAAATCTACAAATACGTGTATAAGATCCTGCACCGAGATGCTCCCTGGATCCGTGACTTCATCTTTAAACAGACTGGCACCAGAAAACCTGTCCAGGATCTTAACGGAGAAGAAGCCAGCAAAGTCATTAGCGGATTGAGGGCAATTGCTAAGTGAACCACGCTGAGAGAAATGAGCAGATCCGCAAGGAATTTGAAGACCTTCAAAAACGGGGTTTGAAGGTCCGTGAGATCTGCAAAATTCTATCGGAAAAAAGTTATATCATAAAAATCTCACCCATCCGAATATTTGATATCGTTTATCGAGAGCAACCTGAGACAGACACGATCCCGCCTAGCGATCAGATAGACATCTTCGATAACCCTTCGACAAAGCTCAGGGACCATGCCAACTAGAAAAGAGACAAAAAAAATTGATCAGGAGCTTGACAACGAGCTTCTGGTGATGATTAAAACTGGTGGTGCTGACCAGGTAAAATCCAACATAAACCTACTTATTGATGGCCTCCTGGGCGAGGGTATTGATCCCGCTGAATGGGAGTTTAAGAAGATCCTGAAGGATGCAGGATATGAGAACTACTGGCAGGATGCCATCACACATCAAAAAGCCCTGGTTGATCTCTCAGAAGACCTCTGGTCCACACCCAACGATGCTGAATCAATTGCCAGGCTCAGAGCTCTCCAGCAATCACAAATTGAAGGATACAGTGAACTAGGTAGAAAGCACATCTCAGACTTTGAAGCTGCTGTAATCGCAGAGGCAGATAGTGGCGATGATGTCATCCGTCAAGCCTTGAGTGAGATAAATGATATCAGAGCCGATCACATGGAAACCGTGAGGCATTCTGCTCTCATGGGTTTTTCCTCAGCATTGTATTTTGAGAAGGCTGACCAGGCTGGATTATCACATTTTGAGTATGCTGGCCAGCGTGGTCAGAATACACGTCCCTTCTGTCTGGTGTGTCTCTCCCATGGACGGCCCTACACCCGGCCAGAGATCGATTTGATGCGAAATGGCAACCTGGAGCCCGTCTTCATCAATCGAGGTGGTTATCGCTGTATTCATCGCTGGAGAGCGGTGGATCTGGAGTGGGATGGTGTTGAGGATCCCGGTGAGAAAACTGAACTGGACTTGTCCGGGACAGCTACTGGAAAAGGGATGAAAGTATTGTTTCCAAAAACAGAGATTAAACCTGCTTTAAAGGGCGTTTCACAGGACTATAAAGACTATTTTAAGAATACAGATCCCCAGGAGATTCAGGACTGGGTGAACCGGGGACGCTTCCAGGTAAATGCTTATTCCAGGAAGGATCTCAATCAAGACTACCGGGACTATGGATCTGATCACAAATATCAAGTTGACTTTATCAAAGATGCCAACTGGACCATGACCCAGGCTGATGAGGTGATCTGGCAGGATTACTTCGGTGAAGCCCAGCTACGCTTCTTCCACCATGAAACAAAATCTATTGCAGTCCTGGATGACTTAAATAAAATGCGCCACTACCGATCTGTGGAAAACTATGATAGTTATCTGGAAGATCTGAAATCGAAGGAATATGCTGTATGGCTAGAGAACGCGATCTTATAAAGCAAAGTCGAATCACACTCATGGGGACTGACCATGATCAGCCCTATCGAGCTGAGATCATTCTATATGAATTGAATTTAGTCTGGATTTCCCATGAGGAACTACGGGATGATTGCAAGGATGACTGGCTGACGATTATCAAGTGGTGTGAGGAAGATCCGGCCTGTAGTGATGAGAAGTACTTCCCCCAATGGAAGGTGTGGCGAGACTACTATCCAGAATTGGATTGAAAATGAAAACCCAGAGAACCTGTTTTTTTATTTAATCTTATTGGCTGGTTTTGATTTACTGATTTTATTCACAGCATCACTCTTATCTAGAAGATCAAGACGATTATTGTGCGGTGGCATGCAGAAAGAAAATGTGGTTTTCTGGCTAAAATTTGTAATTAAAAAATCACCCAGAGAAATAATGTTCATTCCGATAAGAACATCGCATGGTATGTCACCATCCACGACTTCAACATTCGCTAGAAGGAGATTATTGGGTAAAACTATATCAACCATGTAGACATCTCGAGTCGCTGCGCCAGTTACTCCTCTGACTTCCTTTTGCCCGGTGGCTGTAAGACCAACTTTATTTACAACACTCTTAGAGATAACTGTTCCTGTCGCGCCTGTATCCCACAGACCAATAAAATCGATCTTTGCTTTTTTGCTAAAATCTGGATGAGTAGCGCTAGGGAGAAGTATGCCAGCCTGAGATCTCAGGTCTCGTGCAACCCCACTGTATTCAATCCTAAATGCGTGATAGAATGGCTGCTTGTATTTCGCCATTGATTAAACGAATACAGCGTTTGAATAGAACATCTGTACTTCGTCCTGCTCAACCGGTACAACTTGCTGAATCAGGAATGTTCCAATTTCATGATCTTTTATTGTGGCAGATAAAGCTTCGGGTTTATTCTCATATATACCGATTACTTTTTGATCCTTAATTACGATCACCTTACCAGAATATTTTTCTACGAACACGGTACGATTCTTCTCGTAGTATTTATAGTCCTTTTCAAGCATAACCATCGCCTCCTCACCATTATCACTTTGGTTATTCCATCAAATATATTACTAAAAACGTGCCAATCATCATTTTTCTTCTAGTACGCACATCAACCAGTAGTGTTCCCTGTTAAATATGGCACCATCTGTAGTATATGGGAATAAGTTACCAGATAAACTTTACGGCTGCAATAAAATAAGAGGATGAATTCTCTATGGGTTCAGTGGCCTTGAGCTCGTATGCCACCCCCTCAATCTTGTCTAGGATAAGATCTATCAGATCCAGACCCGTTGCTCGACGTTTGGCCTCCTGGGTGACATTCTTGGTAACCACTATCGCATGAAACTCCGGACGTCGGATATAGCTGGTCTGGCCTTCCTTCTGGTAGGTCTCCAGATCAAACCAGACATAGATCGCTGGTAGAGATTTTGTGAGCTTCTTAACATCGTCCAGCTCACCACCATAACCCTGGCAGGTTTTAACTCCCTCGATGTCTTTCAGGAGATCCACAATCTCATTTTGTTGGGTAGTTAGTTTATCATTCATACTAGAGCTCCAGGGTTTGCTTATTGAATCGGCGTGGCTTTGTGGAGAGCATGCTGCTCACGTCCACAGCAGCCCCGATTGGTGCCTCAAGTTTCAATGTCCCAGTGTTAATCTGGCCAAGCAGCCTCCGGACGTATTTTTCATCATCAGCAACCTTGTCAGGGATCTCACCCTCTCCTCGATCGTGAAGCTCCGCAAACACTAGCTTCTGGGCAATGTCCTTAACTATGGCTGGAGTCGTGACAAACGGCACTGTGTATTTAGCCTGACAGAAACCATTGATGATATCATCCACATGGGCAATGATTGGATCCAGGACGGTATCCTTAATCACAGCCTGAGCATCCTCATCAGTTAACTGTTTTAAAACCTGCTCACCATAGGCTGCTATGAGCGCATCTTTATCTATGTATCCCATTTCAAACTCCTATTCATTCATGAAGGCTAGACGCTGAGCTATCCACTGGCCATAGGCGATATTGATGGCCGTCTTTTCCTTCCTGGTTAATCCCCAGAATGGACGCAAGATCTTATGCTTGCCAGCTCCAGCAAATGTGTGGTAGTAGGCTATACGTTCAGCACGTTTGAGAGCGAAGTAGAGTTGAGCAGATCCAGGGTTGGCTTTGTGGGTCATGGCAGCCAGGGTCATCCCTGAGTATTCCATGTAGACATGGTCAACAGGGAGTCCTGCCCTCTGGCGCTTTTTCTTATAGGCATCGCTGTACTGCTTGGCTCCACCTCGAAGTGTCCGACCAGACTCAATCCTTTTCTCAATGATATACTGAGCCCGGAATGCTAGCCGGGAGAAGATCTTTCTATCCCGGAGGATCCTGATGACCTTCTGCAGGTTGGGGTATGTTACATTAACATCAAGCATTAGAGCAGATCCTTGAACCCTTCAGATTTCACCAGGGGTTCTTCATCGTCTCCAACAGTGAGTCCAGCTCGCTTCTTGTCCTCGGGATGAATGGGCGAACCCATCTCATAAAATATTTTAGCTGTCTGTGCCAGCCTGAGTGCATCCAGAATGGTCTCAGTGTTGTACACCAGACGTGGGATTTTGGTAGAGTCATCAATTCCCAGATTGAACTGAATCAAGGGAGTAATGATGTTCGTATTAATCCAGCCTTCGATCAGTCTGAGTTTTGAGATCCACCGGTCACGCTGCACATCGGCATGGTTCTTGGCAGTGTAATAGTTGCCCTTCTCGATGGTTTCAGTGGTGGAGGTCTGACCCAGGATAGCCTTGGATATCTGCATGTCAGCAATCTCAATGAGATCCTTATATATATCAGCACCCTTACGTCCAGACTTGTCTTCCAAGAGCTCAATCATGGAGTTGTCACTGATTACTGCAGCTGAATCATTCCCCATACTGTAAACTGCTTCCCAGAGATGATCAATCTCAGGTTGAGTCGCTCCAGGTTTGTACTTACCCAGACGGAAAGGCATTCCATGGATCTCAGTGTGTGAGGCCCAGTTATTCCCGGCAAAATCTTTGAACATGAACCAGTTGATACATGACTGTAATATTCCGTATGGTAGACCATCAATCAGCTGAGGAGTGAACACAAGCGTCTTTAATGGATCAAGCTCCTCCGTTTTAGTATGAAATCCTTCTTCAGTCACCCGGACAAACTCTTGAGTCTTTTCCTTCCAGGTGAATGCAGCTGGTGGTGCTTCAATCAGCTTTTCGATTATCCAGGGACCATCCAGGTTCCATTGGATATCTGCTATCACAACACCAGTGAGAAATGCCTGGGCTAGCTGACCTGCAAAGATTGGGATCCGTGGTCGTAGGTGCTGATTCAAAAACTGGATCTGCTTTTCGTCCGCCTCCGGATCATCAGTTGTAAAAGTGAACCCAGAATTGACAACAGATAGAATGCTGGTGTCTGCAGTAGCGTTTATATGGGGATCCCCGGTACGCATTTTATTGAAGATTGCAAACATGGCATCGAGGTCTCCCTCCTGCCAGGAGGTGATGGCAGTTGAGGCTTCTGTTTCAGAGATCTCAGTCCCCCTTGCATATCGGCTCCTGGGAACTCGATATAGACGTACTTCCTTTGATACTCGCTTGAACCAATCTTTAATAGCCATCTCTCACTACTCCATATCGTTTAAAAATGCTGAAACACCGTTTAAAAACGTTTAACTTTGTTCGAGGGGTATGTGGCTACCGCCTCGACCCTTTACGGCGTTTAATTCCAATTTTGCGCTTTCTGACCGATCGGTAGGCAGCTTCAGTATCACCAACTATTTCCAGAAGCTTGAAACCCCCTGCTAGAGAGTCAGCTGGATCCTTTTTGAAGTTTGGATAATAGACCAGTGATTCATACAGGATCTTCATGTGTGGATTCTCGAAAGTTGGTTGCGTAGCACCCTCCTCCCATTTCAGTCCCAGGAATAGAATTTGCCCAAGCTGAATGGGTCCGGACACACCCTGGATCCTCACATCTTTATTAGCCTTATTATCTATCCCCCGGTTGGGCAGTACATAACCATGACGCTTTGCACCATCCTTGTAATCTCGCCACAATAATTTCTGAAGCGTATCTTCCATCCCACACACTATTGTATTCCATTCTTTATGGAGGGCATAGCTATCGTCAACCATATCAACAAGGGGTGCTCTGTTGCTGACACAATCCAGGACTACCACATTGCCAGAGATCTCATCTAACCCCAGGACAGTGTGAGATCTGAAATCAGCAGAGTCGGTTGTTCCATATGCTGGATCCAGATATTGGATAGTTTTTGTAACCTTAATCTCAGACCTGCTCACACCTCTGAACCATTCGGGCTGAAAGAAATCACTCTTTTCAACGGGTTCATTCTGACGTTCCCGGTTGAAGGTGATCCATCCAATTGTCTCGCGCTCTTTTTGTAAAAACTCAGTTGAATAGAGCTCTGGCCAGAATGAATGCTCAACGCCATTCCGATCCTTGATTAGAGCCTTGATATCGGTAAAATCAAGTTTGGGGTGTTCTTCCTGGATACGCGCCAGGATCCCACGGTTGGAAAATTTGTTCCCGGTGAGAAACATGGTACCATTATTCTTATCAAGCATGAAATAAGCGCCACCCAGCAGGCGCTTAATATCCTTTTCGATGAGTTTTTCGCTTTCAACTCTCTCATCGTCATCCAGGTCATCAGCTCCAATCAGGTCAGGCCGGTATTGCCTACTTCTCCAACCACGATGCGTCGAGCGAAGCCCCAAAGCTTTAAATCTCATCCCGGCTTTTATCATGAAGTCACCTGAAGTATCAGCTCCAGCGACGATTTGATCTCCAAAGTCCTGGAGAATTCTGGGATTCTCCTTAAACTCTAATCTGATGAACTCCAGGTTATCACTCGCCAGGTCAGTGTTTTTGGAAATGTGAAGATAAAATTTTCTGAATCCATATAGTCCCTGGTGTATGGGGTAGCCTAGTCCTGCAAATACAGTTTTACCAGAATCACGTCCCATCATCCAGCCAAATAGATGTTTACCACGGGTGTTCAACTTCTTGAGCCAGCGTTTGTGGAATGGTGCAAAGGGAGCCGTGAAATAGTGAGGCAGGTATGTTTGCATGAACCAGAGTGGATCTCGCTTTCCCCTTGCGATCCGCTCTGCTTTTCCCTCAAGGGGTAACGGCGTGACCTCTTCCTGGAGAGCTTGTCGCATTAGCTCCAGTTCAAGCTCAAACTGCTTTCTGGTCGTGATCTTTTTCAGGCTAGCCCCCTAATTGTCGGGCGAATTCGTGACGGTCCATTTCTGCACTCAGGAACTCTTGTGTGGATGTAAGAAGTTCCTCCGTCATCATGCCTTGTTTCATGAGATGATCCTGGTAGCGTTTCATGATATCCATGGCCACTGAGATGTAGTTGGATCCTGGATCGATCTTTTTCATGGATGCAACCAGCTTGGCTATCTGATCACTGTCTTTGGACGTTAAAATCCCGCCACTAGAATCAGTGTTGTCCAGGATAGCGAGGAGAGCCTGTCTGATTTTTCTGGTTAATGATTCAGGGCTGGTTTCAACGAGATCCTTCTGGTCTGGCCATTTGTCTTTGTCCCGCCATCTAGCGATCGTGGCGGTGCTTGCACCAAGGACCTTTGAGATCTCCGAGATGGTTACTCCTCGGAAGTAAAGTTCACGAGCTCGACGCCTGGTTTCGGGTGAATGTTGTGTATTCATGGTCGAAAACTATCAGGATTACCACAATTCATGGCAGGGTTATGAGTGTTTCACTCAATAAAAATAGGAGTGGGAGAGCACTTCTTATAAAATCAGGCCATGAAAAAAGGCAAGATATACATCTTCAACTACATCGGTGCATACGGCACATCCCCCCAGGATATTGCTGATGTAATCACTGCATACAAGGCGGAGGGGATTGAAGAGTTCATCGTTTATATCCACTCACCAGGTGGAAGTATTTTTGATGGTCTTGCTATCTATAATCTACTCAAGGAAGAAAACGTTGAGATCCGAATCATTGGTTACGCAGCCAGTATGGCCAGCGTCATTGCATTGGCTGGTGAGACTGTACGCATGTCTCAGGTTGCCCATTTAATGATCCACAATCCCAGGGGTGAAGCATACGGTGATTCAGAAGAGATGAAGCGTACTGGTAAGCTGCTGGATCAACTAGCAGATACCATGGTCGGCATATATCACCGCAAGACCAAAATCCCCAAACCAGATATCCTCAAGATGATGGATGAGACAACCTGGCTCACTGCTGACCAAGCCCTGGAGCAGGGGTTTATCGATGAGATCATTGACCCGGTAGATAATGATGAAGCAACAAATCTTTACGAGGGATTGGCCGATTACACAAACCTCGTGGCAACGATAAAGCAGGAGAATGAAATAATGGATAAGAAAAAATTGATCGCAATGCTGGGCCTAAAAGCTGAGGCAACAGATACAGAAATCGAAGCTGCTATCGTCAAGATGAAAGCAGATGCTACAGCCAAGCCCAAAACTGACCCACCAGTGGTTCCAGATCCCAAGCTGGAAGTAAAAGATGGCGACAGTCCTGAGATGGTGGCTCTAAAAGAGCGTCTACAAAAGCTTGAGGGCCGTGTTAACACACAGACCTCAGAAGCTGCAACGGCAAAAGCAGCTGCTCTTGTCGAGAAGCACAAGAAAATCATCCCTCCAGCTTCAATGGAGACGGCCCAAAAGTTGGCCCTGGCTGATCCTGAAGGGTTTGAAGCCTTTGTTAAGAACCTCCCCTCACTCTCTGGTGCTGGAGACGATCCCACAAAGGTTGATCCGGAGTCAGGTGAGGATGAGCTGGAAGCTTACTTCAGAGCACAGGACAAAAAAACAAAATAATCCCAAAACGAATCCCTGGCCGAGTATCCCAGGACAAATTTCAGAGAGCCATTCTCAGGAGGAAATATGAATATAAGACAGGTCACAGCCAAAAAGGATAAGCTGCACAAGACCGTTCTCGATGAGGCAATTAAGGCTGCCCCATTCCTGAACTTTGTGGAGTTCTACCCCACAACCGCCGAGGCTATTCCCTATAAGGATACGGATGACCCTACTGGTGGGTTGCAGTCTAGAGCAAAGGGCGCGGACTACGCTGGGGCAGATGACAACCTGAACAAGACCCCTTCCAGCGTTCCCGTAAAAATGTTAGGCTTGCCAGTCTCCATCGATAAGCTGGATCTCCAAACACACATGAATATCCCAGCCCTCAAGTCCAGTCGTTTCAAGGGCGTTGCCCGCAATTTCGGAAAGAAACTGGTTGCGAAAATGTATATCGGTACCGGTGCTGGAAATGAGTTACCAGGATTTTCGACCTATGTGGATGCTGCCTATGATATTGCCCTGGCAGCCAATGGCCTGGATCTGGATGTTGCAGCCAGCGAGAAAATCTTTTTCCGGCAGTTGGATCAAATGATTGCAGATGTGGATCCCCAGGTCATGGCCATGAATCCAAATCTGTGGGCTTACTTCCAGGAGAAAGCCCGTGAGCGCCATGCCCTGAACTGGTCCAAGAATGAGTTCGGACGGCTCATACCCCACTACAATGATATTCCCCTCGTTCCCATCAAGGGGAATGGTATCACCCAGACTGAAGATCAGGGAACTGCAGTTGGTGTATGTACCTCCCTCTATCTCCATCGTTTTGCAGAGCTTGATGATGTCTGTTTCCATACCACAGTTGGAGTTGATGTTACTCCTATCAAGGATATTGACAACGAGGTCATCAAGAAGGGCAACATTGAGCTTTACGGTGTGCCGGTGCGGTACAACAAAAAAGCTCTCGTCCGGATGAAGGGCTTGTACTTCGGATAAGAATACCGGATCAGCAGAAGAGGGGTGTTTGTCTTACCCATGAGATGAACACCCCACAGCTTTTAATAATGTTTAACCAGGAGGTTTATTGTGGGAGTTTTTAAAGTTGGAAAAGGATTCATCATCAATGCACCAGCAGTGGTGAAGGTGAAAGATCCCAATGCTGGTGTTGGTGCTGATTTTGAAGACTACACGACAGTTGGTGAGCTCGGCAAGGGTGGTGCAAAAGTCAAAATCACCCCTGAAGTGGTCAAAACAAAGGTCGAGTCTGGCAGTTCTGTCATTCGCACATCAGGATATGATTGTGAAATATCTTTTGATCTTCCAAATGTTCACTCTGAAAATCTGGCTGTACTTGATGCACTCTCAAATATTGATGTCGATGTCATCATTGAACAGACCGTCAAGGGCTTTGCCAATCCACGCACCTTTGAGTTTCTTGAAAGCGCCATGATTGCTGAGATCGATACAGCACTCACCGGTGGTGAAGCTTCCAAGATTCCCTGTAAGGTTGAAAAGAGTGGCCTCAGCCTGGCTGATATCGTCACCCTCATTGATCCAAGTAATCCTTAAGTCTTAACAGGAGGTCATAAATGTCCGACAAAACAATCATCATGAAAAACCCCTGGGGCTCTGAAGTCCGGGTACCGGCTTCTCGACAGAAAGAGCTTGAGAGCCGTGATTTCAAACTCGTTACTCCGGATCCAGAGGAAATTGATGACTTCACCAAGAAAGAGATCCTGGCCATTGGTAAGGATTCGCTGAAGGTGGATTATCCTGACAAACTCAATAAGGGTCCACTCATCGAAGAGGTTGCAAAAACCTTGAAAAAGCAGGAGCTGACAGAGGCTGACTTTGTCAAGTGGGGTATCGAGTACCGCGCTTCCCTGAAATAAACACCCGGTGGCTGTGGGGTTGATGCTCCCCTGCAGCCACCACCCATTACCCAAACAAAAGAGAAGCCATGACTGCTGAAGAGAAAATTGAGATCAGAGAACTCTCAAAAACGATCAACAAGCTAAACTTGGCTGTCACTAAAGATCTGGCAGTTATCAACACCACGCTCAAGAACTACCATGAAGTCAAGGGTCAGGTCTATGAGAACAAGGAATCCATCTCAAAAGTGAAGATGATCTGGTCCACAATCGTGGGGCTAGCCTTTCTTGTTCAGGTAGTAATTGTCATTATCTCAACCAACGGAGGAACACCATGAGACTATTTAAAGATCGTTTATTTACCGTTTATTTCCTGTCCATAATGTTCGTGGTCTTATTCGCTTTTACCCAAACGGCTTTCGCAGATCCGGATCCACAGCCCAGAGAACCTGAGTACATACTTCAGATCAATCTGGCTGAAGAGATTGCTCCGGTGGTGGCTTTTGAGATTGATGATATAGTCCTGGAGGACATTCTCAAACTGATGTCTCATCTACCAGTATTCAAATGGTTTTTTGCCTGGTTCACCATCATCATGGCCGTTGTAGGGATCCTGAACTACATCGCTTACCTCACCCCCTGGCCCTGGGATGATGCCATCATGCAGCCAGTCTCAGCCCTATTCAAGCGTATTGCTGGAGTCATAACTGGGTGGCGTAGAGGGTACTAACCTTGAAGCGGATCCATCTACATACCAATAGCTCAAGTCATCTCGTGACAATGGGTGCTCTGGTTTTCCAGGGCATTCCATTTCTCGCAACCCTCGAGCGCCCCTGGAGATTCAACGAGCCCTTCAAGAGTTGTCTTGCTGAAGGGACCTACCTGTGCAAGCGGTATATCTCAAAGAATCACCCGGAGAAACGTTTGTCCTGGCAAGTCCAGGATGTTCATGGCCGTACCAAGATGCTGATGCATACTGGTAATTGGGTGAAGAACTCCAAAGGATGTATCCTGCCAGGTACTGGATACGGTCTTCCCACTGCAGAGCCCAAGGTTGCAAACTCTGCAAATGCGATGCGGATTCTCGCAGATCTCACAAATTCTGAAGATTTCCAATTGATAGTCCACAGTAGAGGTTGACATGCCAGATCCTAAGAAAGTCATAGTCTCCACAGCTCAAGAAGTCGACGACGCTGGCCAGTCCTTCAAAGGCGTGATTGCTGGTGCAGTTACAGCTCTAAAGGGTCTGATAGTCGATGCAGCCAAGAAACTGGATGTGTTGAATATTGGGACTTCTTCAATTGACAATCTAACTGCTGACAATCTGACGGTTCAGAATCTGACTGCAGAACATCTGGCAGGAGCTATCGAGCGCTCTGTGGCTAGTTATGGCCGGTTAGCAAATATCGTTGGAGTAGAAGGCGCAAAGCTCTATGCGAGATTGCTCGGGAATCCTCTCGATAAGAACCTTCTATTGCTGGCTGGTGATGACAATACTTTTGCAGCCAACACTTCTTTTGGTGTTATGGGTGGTGGCATTGGTGGTGACGTGCTTCTCGGTATGGCAAATGTTAAGTCAAATGCCATGGTTGGGAGTGACTTCTATCCAATGGGTGCATCAATCTTTGCACAGGTCGTTTTCTCTGTTGGGATGAAATATACAGCAGGGACAACAGGCGTCAAGTATGAGCTTGCCACAGCAAAGGAACTTGATGGTTCAATTACAAATGCATGCAGATCCGTATTCACTGGTGGAGCAGCAGCTGTAAACTTTGATTCTGGGATATTCAACCTCGCAGCCCTTGGAACCCTCACCGCAGATCAAGTCGTCGCAATCAATTCTCTTGCTGAACTTTACTCCTGGGCACTCGCAGGATCTGGCGCAGGTGGAGATGTTGATATCACTGATACTTGGGCATTGATCGGTACATGGTTAGCCATAGAATCAGAGCGAAACGCATTTCTATCAATCCTCAGAGATTCTCACGTTTCAGGCATGGAGATGACTGAGGTTCATTCTGTGAACAACAGGGGTGGAAATTTAGCCTATATCGGTACTGAGACTATCACCAACCCAAGAACGTCAGGCGTGGGTGGATTTTATGACCTGAGTGACTATAACATTTTAGAGACTGGCATCAGCTTTGAGATGACATCCCCAACCGCAGAAGGAATCGGCCTAAAATATGGCCTTGTAGGAATTGACAGCTATTCATTAACACTGAATCATGTTATTGAACCTACACAACTTCGGTCAGCCTTTTTCCATTATGATGCTAATGATAAGTTCATCAGTGAAGTGTCAATTGGTTCAGCCCTGAATGGAACAGGGAGTATTTCTAAATTAAACCAATCAGTTCCAGAGGGTACAGCCTATGTTGTTATCTCTTTTTCCTGGCGGGTAGGTGATGGCTTTAGCACAATCTCAAACATCCAACTCAACGCAGGCTCCACAGCCAACGACTACGAAGCTCCCCTAGATGAGCCTTTCTTGATTGGCGCAAAGAGTGCAAACCTTGGTGGGGCTTACGACGACGCTGATGAGGTCGAGTTCACGAATATCTATGAAACTCAGTTCTTCACTCTATGCTCTGACTCAAGCGGTACATGGGCAACCGGAGCAACAATTGAAGCTGCTGTTGAGATCGCCAAAGGTGAAACTTACACCTGGACCGGACTCGGCGCTGGCGTTCTTCAGTTCATGGTATTGAAGGGTGAACCTACTCAAGCTGAGATCAGAGATCTCGGATATGAAACATTTGAACCGTGGACCATAGCAACCTGTCCTGATAACGCAGGTGGATCAACGAAGTCTGATGAGATGTATGTCAGAGATGGGAAGCTTTATTTCAAGGATAATGTCTCAAGAGTTGCTGGTTTCCTTCCTGGGGATCCGGAGCTTGATCCGGCTGCACTTTATGATTCTGATTATACAGTTAATGCAGATGGTTTCGTTGCTACAAGAGCAACTGTCACAGGAAACATTGATGCTATCTCAGATGGTGTGACTTCAAAAGATAACGTGCTAAGAACGTGGGCAGATGCCACCCCAGGAAATAGTCACAGAATTGACAGGGCTAGCACTGTAATCGAGGACTTAATAAATTATCAAATTGATATCGTTTATTATATTCCTGCTGCTAATACCAACGTGAATGCCTTTGAGATAGCTGGAGAGGCAAGTGAATTAGCAATATTCTCAACGACTGGAGTGTGGGTCACAGAATCCGTGAGAGTAGAGGGAAAAGCGGGAGCTCTCAGGGTTTATCAGAGATCGGCAGCTGGCAGGGCATTTGATGGAGCTAATCTTGTCACTGACGATTTAGTCTATATTGCGTTACTTGAGATCTATCCTTACAATATTTACGAAAATGAAGCTCCAGAAGAAACCGATATCACTCCATTTGTGATCTCAGGCTCACTCGATCTGTCCACAAGAGAAGGCCAGAATCAGATACTTTCTGATGGCAATATGCTGTTAGCTCTGATCCACAAGACCGGGCTCCAGGGGATGTATGACGATGTTAGAGAGATCGATCGATCAAAGGCCAACATCTCAGATACTGACAAATACAGGCAGTATGAAGTCAACCTCTCGAACACCGATGCAATGGCAGCAAGCGACATCAAATTCTATGAATTCAACCAGGTCGATCGCCTCCCGGATCTGCTCTCTCATATCAAGTACCAGGAACTCTCCAAACATGCCAATGTGCTGGTCTACTATTTCCCCAATATGCTGGTCTTTGTGGCCACTGGAGCCGTTGGTGATGGGGATGCTCTGTACCATGGATCCCTACGTGCTGGTGAACCAATTATCATTGATGAGGTGGTCTACTAATGGAAAAGACTATATCCTATCTGGGTGTGAAGCATACTCTCGAGATCAAAACAGAAGGTCCTACCCTACTCCCTGATGGTCAATGTGTTGCTTTCAATGGTGTACTGTGCCCTAGCGTTCTAGAGGTCAAAGAGGAAGTGATTGAAGATGAAATTCCTACTGACCAAAAGTGACCTGGCATTTGAGATCTCCCAAGTCAACGTTCTGGCCACTGGCAAAATCGAGATCCTGGTTAAGGCTAAAAATCCCCTCCTAAATATCTGTTCCCTAGAAACGTTTGAGTACTCACTGGATGGTGCTGTCTGGGTCAATTGCGAGGCAGAACCGGTTCAGGAAATCGACTTCACTTCCATTCCACTGACGGGTAAATATTCAGACTACAAAATCATCTGGGATGCTGCTAGAGATCTTGGTGTGGATGTGGAGCAGAGTGTCCAGATCCGGATCGCTTTGAATGACCGGGCTAACCTGGCTGGTGAAACTTCAGAGCTTCTGGTCCTCGAATTACCCACAATAGATTTCACACCTGCAGATCCAACCATCTTTGTGCGTCCCTTATCCAATACCGATGAACCCATATTTCAATTCATGAGCGTGGTTACCCTGGTTGAATCAAGAGTGCATTTCAAGCTCATCATCTCTGAGAATGCGGACTACTCAGATCCTATTGCAGAGATTGAATCATCCGATGACCAGGCTGACTGGACTGTGGATGAGGATCCGCTTCCTACAGATGGCTGTACTGGTCATGAACCTCACCTGGTCACCTACGTTGGGATTGCAGGCTTGACCCAGGGTAAGGAATACTATTTCAAGGTTGAAGAAACTGCGACCCACTTCTTCCTGGAGAGCTCGGATGGGTTCTACCTGGTAGGATCTGATAACAAGTTTTTAACAAGTTATTAACAAATCATTAAAGGAGCATTAAATGAAGACTTACAAGATCTCTGAGAGCTGCACACTCAAACTGAGACAGATCATGACTGATGATGTGTTAACCATCATCCACCTGGTCAAGGCACTGGATATGGAAAAAGAGGGTCATAGCATCCTGGACTTCGTCATTGTAACCATGGAATCAGGCGCTATCGATGAACTGGCCAAGATTGCCCTGGAAGGGGAATTTCCTGAAGGTAAACCTGGCAGCTGGTTACCCCTTGAAACGGCGCTGGAGGTGGCCGAGGATTTTTTAGCCAGCAACAAAATGCTAGCAAAGAGATTGCAGCCACACTTGAAGAGATTCAACCAGGCGACTCCGGAAATCCCACAGTCTTCGAATCCGGATACGAAGACGACTCAGGTAGAAAAAGCAGATACCAAGAACAAATAGATTTTATTGAGGAATTGATATTCGTCATGAGTGATGGCAAAGCATACAACCGGGAAGCGATCGAGCGGATGGAATTGGTCCGTGCGGTTAAGTGGTTTGCTAAACGAGTTGAGCTAATCAGGAGTTCCCATGAGTGATCAGCAAATGGTTATCGAGGTGATTGGGGATATTAAGAATATCCTGAAGCGTCTTGATACGATTGAAAGTCATTCCAAGAAAACCACTGATCACATGGCCAAAGGGGTTGATTCTCTCTCTGCTACCTGGGCGCGTTATGGCCTGGCCATACAGGGTGTGCAGAACATGATGATGACTGCTCAAAAGGCTTATGACATCATGCTCAGGCCAGCTGCAGAACTTGAAGAGGCTATGCTTGGTGTTCAAAAAACTACCGGTATGACCAATGAGGAGATTGCGGAGCTGAGGGGCCAGGTTGTTAAGCTCTCTTATGCGACCGGCGAGAGTGCCACCAACCTGGCCAAGATCGGTGAGATCGGTGGTCAGCTGGGAATAAAGGGCGTTGAAAATCTATCAGCTTTCATCAGAACCACTTCCATGATGGTGAAAACAACGGATCTGAGTGTGGAAGAATCAGCCTCCAGGATAGCCCAACTCGCCAACATTTATGAACAGCCAATTACCCAGATCGAGAAGCTCGGAGATGTGATCAACGAACTATCCAACAACACATCAGCCGGAGCACGTGATATTGTTGAAGGAGTACGGCGAATTGGTAAGTCTGGCCAGGAGCTGGGATTCAGTTTCGCTGATATGGCCGGTATCTCAGCAACCCTAAAAGAGATGGGTATCGATGCTGAACGTGGTGGTACTGCAGTACGCAATATCATGATCAGAATGCAGACTCAATCTGAACAGATCGCAAGGGATATGGGGATCACTCAAACCGAGTGGAATAAGATGTTATCCAACGATGGCAAACATGCAATGATGGCTTACCTCGAGACGCTCAAAGGCATGGATCAGATAGCTCGATCACAGTCCATCTCCAAGGTGTTCGGCCAGGAAGGTTTCTTGGCTGTGAATTCGCTTTCCGGTGCCACTGAAATGCTCACTGAAAATATGAAGATGGCCAATGATCAATTTGAGCAAGGTGGATCTCTCCAGGCTGAATTCACAAACATAATGCAGGGCATGATTGCTCAGGCCGGGAGGGTCTGGCAAAGGATCAAAGGATTCAGTATTGAAATGGGTGGTACGGTGATCCCACTTGTTACCCGGGGGCTCAAATCCCTAGCAGATAATTTCCAACATATCTGGACCATACTTCCAGGACTTACGGGTGCATGGATAGCTTACAATCTGGTATTAAAACAGAACTCACTCAGCTTATTACTAGCAGCTAAAAACACGAAGATCTATAGAATTGCTTTGGTCCTTCTCCGGAGAGGATTGAAGTCAACCATGTACCTCATGAGAAACTTCAAAGCTGCTCTTATGTCCACAGGTATCGGCGTAGTCATTATCCTGGTAAGTGAGCTCATTGCCTACCTCATGAGAACGGATAATGTCCTGACTAGGATTTGGTTAAATATTCAAAAGGGTATGGGCTGGATCCAGAAGATGACTAGTGGATATTCCACTATGTATGAGCAGGCTGTTTTGGGCTTAGAAGAGCTCGACCGGCAAGCCCTTCAATCCAGCGAAGAGTACCAGCAAAATGAGCTGGCCAAGGCAGAAGCTGCTCAGGTCGCTGCGGATGAAATCAAATCCACAAATCAGGCCCTGGAGGACTACCTCAATTCAGAACGTCGTGTGGGTCTGGAAGAACACAAAAACTACCTGGAAAAGAAACTTGCTCTCACAGTAAATGAGACTGCCAAAGAGCGTCTGGCTTATGAGAAACTAAGAGACAAAATTGCAGATATTGAAAAGCAGATCACCGAGCAAAAACGTGAGGAGTCTGAGAAGCGAATCAACATCACTTTATCCAGGGTCGAGCGACTCTCCTCTGTCATTACAGATGAAGCCCTGGATGCCTACATGGAGCAAGCAGCAATCAAAGCCCAGGAGACCAACGGAATCATCCAGGAAGCCTGGTTAAAAAGGCTGGATATTTTGAGGTCTGAAAAAGAAGAACGATCCGCTAACCAGGCACAGCTAGAAACCGAGCTGCTGGCCATGACAGCACTGGTTGAACAGAGGGCTATAGCAGAGCAGCGCTTAGTAGATTCAAAGGCTCTGATGTCCTCCCTGATTCAATCAGGATTCGATCTAAATAGCACAGAGGTCCAGCAGGCAGAATACAACCTGGCCCTTGCTCAGGCAAAAGTGGATGCCATCGATCAAACCATGCAAAAACGCAAGTCTGAATTCAGCCTGGGATTGGGATTAGAAGAGAAACTCATCAAGGCAAAACAATCCTTCGCAAGGATGAACCAGGCTCTCCAGGCCAAGGGGATGTTGGGTACCCTTAAGGACATCACCATGGGTACCATCTCAGCTGGTGTCAATGCAGTGAAATCGGCTGCTAGCTTACCTTTCCCGGTCAATCTCTTAGCCATCGGTGGAACCATGGCCACAATCATTGCAGCCATCTCAAAAATCAAAGGTTTTGCTGGGACTGTGACTGCTTTTGCAAAGGGTGGAATTGGACCGAACAAACCTTTCCTTTCCATGATGCATGAAGATTTCCAGAACACAGGACTTGAGATAGTTACACCTGTTAAAACCTTCCGCGAGATCTTACACAAAGAAGTGATGCCACACATGCAAGCAACGGTGAATGCAGATCTCAATAATGCCGGTATCGAGAACAGACTTGATGAGCTCAACTCCAGGATGGCCACTCTCTCAACTGACATGGCCACAAAGACCGGTGAGGAATTAGCTGGCCACCTTCGAGGTCAACTTTGATTGATAAATTCCATTTACTCATAGCTGATGTCAATGTAACAAATGCCCTGGATAAGAAGACTTTTCCTAAATGGATCAAGGACACCTATCGGCAGATCTCACCCCTTCGATTTACCATTATCCGTGCCATGGCTGAATCACTAATTGGAGCACCTCTGGCCAGAGAGATGTCTGTAAAATTATTGAAGTCTTCAACCGGTGAAATTCTGCTCAATGGCTTTATAGACTTGGTTGGTGACAAGTCAAGTAACATGCCTCAGCTGACCGTTTACCCGAATGCTTTACTGCTAAAGGATACACGACCCGGTGAAGAAAAAAACCTTAACGATGCTGACTGGAATCCGGGAGATGTGGAAGATGAATCAGCTGAAATAGTCCGGGAATTTAACAGCTCTGGAACTGAGCACATCAGGACGATTGTACAGAAGCTATTACTCTCAGTCAACTCACAAAAAGGCACCAACTTTTCAGCCAGCGTTGATACTATCCCGGACTCTACCGGCAATAGCCAAAGTAAGTTCTTCGGCAATATCCTTGAAGCCATCGATCAATCCTCCTGGTGGATCAAACTGCTGGGTCCCCTCGCAGTATTGATCTCCTGGCTCACCGAGGATGAATACCAGATCCGGCTCAAGAACGGCACCTACTATCTGGTCAAGCGTGACTTTGGAATATTCCAGAAGCTTTGGATTGTGGCTGGAGGATTGTTGAATGTATCAGCTACATTATCAATATCAAAAGGATGGCTTTTCAGTTCTAAGGGATTGGGGATCTATGTTCCCTCATCCTCCATCACCATGTTTAACTGGGGTCGCTGGACTATCCCTGGAGAGGATTGGACTCTTCCCAATATTGGAGTCCAGATAAGTGTTTATCGGATGACTGCAGGTGGCTTGGATCATGTGACAGATGATAGCATATCGATTTTTCCCCAACCTGATTTTAATCCCTCATCCAGCCAGATGACCAATAGCTATGGACCAGTGATCAATCCTAACTCCTCATCTAATATTCCATTAGCCAGAATCAGGGCATTCCTGGATGAAGAAGGGTACCAGGGAGATCTCGCTGAGATCGTTTCCCGGTTCGACTATGACTCTCGGAATACCTATGTAATAGTCAGAGCTCAGAAGAAGAAAAACGACCTCTCCGGAAGCACCTTACTTTTGTCATTTGAAACCACTTTCGATGATAGTTATGAAGTCCATTACCGGGATGAGAAAGCCTCCAACATCCTTGAGGCACTCTGCTCAGTTACCGATCGGGAATGGCGAGTTGATACTCAGGATCGCGTTTATATGATACCCAGGGACACTGAAGGAAATGAGTTCACCATCTCAATGGATGACATCAGTTCATTCAAGGATTCAGAAGAGAAAACCACTTCCAGGCCAGTGAACCTGAAGCGCTATGAAGAGGACAAAAATGGCAAGGTAGTCTCTCGTGGAATCAAGCTTCGCAAGAACGAATATGAATCGATTGTGAACACGATCGAGGAACGCCAAGAGGGTGGTGTAAACCTCACTGATATTGAATTGATACATAGACCCGGCTATGGGATTCTGAAGACAGGAATGCTTGATGGAGAATCCCTGGGCCAGGTCGTTGAGCGTAGTCGTCACCTGTACAATCCACTGGAACGCTTGAAACTTGAGGAGGCGCTGTGATAGGCATGTTAGGAACAGGAGCCCCAGCATTCATCCTGGGTCAAACCCTATATCAAATGCCCTCACCGGTGAAGGGTAGCAGGGATGAAGATTACAAGGATGAAACAGAAGGGATTACCAATGTCCGGGGTAAAAGGATCAAGTTCGAGAAACTGCTTAGATGGCAGGGCAAATATCTGTTCCCCCTTGAGGATCCAGAAGTCTATGACATCCTGGTCTCGGTATTTAATGCCAGTCGTCAAATCATGTGGATCCCCCATGTTGATATTCCGTTTATTCGATATGTGGTCGGTCTGGAGAAGCCCAAACGCATCCTCGTCAAAGGGGATGTGAGAATTGAGCACCTCGAGGTGGAAATGATTGCAGTAGATCTCACAAACAAGATCCCAACGATAGATAATATGATTAAAGCTATCAGCCCCTTCAGTGTGGCCATTCTTAAAAGGAGTTAATGATGTCAAGATTTGCATTCGCGTTACTAGGTCAAACTGCTGATGAAATCCTACAAGGTTTACCATGTAAGATCAAAGATGAGCAAACTGGAGAGTTTGTGGCCAGCACCAATGCCGATGATGGATATGGCTTCACGATTCAGAACAACAATGATAGTTCATACATCGTTGATGGACTGCCCATGAGCATTTATACCATCTACGCCGGGTCTGACCAGGTGCCCCAATCTGAGCTCAAATATAAAGTGTTTCTAAATGAGGAAGCCTTGGCACACTTCATAGATGCTACCGATGGTGGGGACAAGATCTGGCACCACAAACTGAATGATACACAAGTGTCAGCTGCACTTCTGTGGAGCTCTGAGCACATTGCATCTCTCCTCGAGGAGAAGGCTGATGTTGAGGCATTGGGTAATGTGTCCGAAGCCCTGGCCAGTAAATCTGATACAAACCACACTCATGATGCCTATGCTGTAAAAGAGGCCGGGACTCACATGATAGCTGAAGACGATCAGAAGCTTGGAGTCAATGCCCACACCGATGACTTCAGCACTCGTGCTGGCAAAATGGCCATCAAACAGGATTTTAACAATCCCACAATCCTTGATGAATCGAAGACTCTTAATCAGAATTTAGAGCGATTGCAGAATGGGATCGATGATCTCCCACAAGCGCCATCTGGATATCTAAACCTAGAGCGTCAAAGCACCCATTACCCATTGACGGTAGACAATATTGGAAAGCTATATGCTCAGGGTGATTATGCTGCAGCCGAGCCGAGAACTTTTGGAGTTTACTACATTATGGCACATCCCGATGATTCAAATACTGCAGTGAGAATTACCCTTGGTACTAAAACAGGTGCTGATGGTAGCACTTAGATAATATCGAATATTCTGCTCTAAGAATGGAGTAGGTCAAGGAGGGGGAGCTCCTCAACCCAACCTGGTTGCACCCAGGAAGAACCCGAAGGTCTACTCCAATTCCAAGAATCATGAGAAAGTAACCTTCACGCCATTATTGGAAAGAGGAGGTTGCAATGAATGCAGCAAATCAGGATAGTTTGATCTCGTGGGTCGGTGGCAAAAAACAACTTCGCAAGACGATCTCCCAATACATACCCAATGACATACAAGGTTACATCGAGCCCTTTGGTGGAGCTGGCTGGCTCTTGTTCTACAAGTCCAGGTGGGCTCAGCTGGAGGTGTACAATGATATTAACAGCGACCTGGTCAATGTATTCAGGACGGCCAAATACCACCCAGAAGCCCTATTAAAAGAATATGAGTATATGGTGGCCAGTCGTGAGCTCTTCGGCCAGGTGAGGGCAAATCCGGGCTTCACAGAGATTCAGAGAGCAGCTAGATTCATGTTCCTCCTCCACAGATCTTTTGGTGCATTGGGAGCGCACTTCGGAACATCAAAGGTCACACCAGTTAAATCACAGCAGCACCTACTAAAGAAGATCGACCTGGTGAGTAAACGGCTGGACAAGACCATGATTGAGCATCTATCATTTGAGGAGCTGGTGGCCAAGTACGATGCACCGGGAAACTTTTTCTTTTGTGATCCACCCTACTTCCATGGCCACGACTATGATCTACAGTTCGATCACATGATGCTATACGACGTGCTGTCAGAGGCGAAAGGGAAGTGGCTACTCACGTATGATGACTGCCAGGAGGCTCGAGATCTGTTCCAGGGATACTGGATGAAATCACTGGTCCGACAGAAAGGTATCGAGAGAAGGCATGGTGACATGGAATATAAAGAGGTATTAATCGCCAATTATGAGCCGTTTAAACAGGGTTTAAACACTACACTATGGGATGATGACTAG